CTTTTTAATAATTACCTTTATTGCATTCTTTACTTTATCAAGCAAAGCTTTACCGAAACTCTTAGCTTTACTCACTGCACCTTTAATCATATCAAATGGACCTTCTGCCAAAAAGTCTTCTGTTAATAAACCATCAACATTTGATAGTTCTTCCAAGACAAGATCTCTGAAAGTTTGAACATCTTCTTTGATAGAAAAACGCATTGCTGAATAAGCAGGGGAGCCTCCACCGCCTTTCTTAAATGCAACATAAGGTTTAACTGTTGCTGCATACTTTTTAATAATAGGGTCGTGGATATTATTGATTGGTTCTAATACAACATTACCATTTACTTCAAACTTACCTAATATATTAGCAGCTGCTTTTGAAGTAGGAGAACCAAACTTATTGTTTCCTGTGCTTGCTTCTAATACAACATATTTTGAAAATAACGCATTTGCTTCAGTGTCTTGATTAATATAAGATTGAAGCATATCAGATAATTCTTTATTGCCTTTATCTTTCTTTTCAAAATCAATCACTGCAGCTGACTTTTCCATACCGCCTTTTGATTGGGCAGCTAAACTTGTTACTGTTTCGTTTGAAATTAATTTGGTCATCTTGTCTTCGATATTGGCAACAAGATCGTTGGCAAACTTTTTCTCATTTCCCATTTCAGCGAGAGCAGCTTTAACAATTGCGATTGCTTCTTTCTTTTCAGCAGAAGCTAATTGACTTCCGCCTCCTTTCTTAAGGCTGATTTTTTCTTTGAAATCTGCAGAAGCAATATCCGTCTTTGGAGTCTTATTCTTTGCGCCGCTTTCTTTCCATATAGGACCAAGATTAACAGCTCCAATACCTCTACCAGTTTGTACCAAACGATTTGAGGATAAACCTTTATCAAAGTTTTTAGCAATAGCACGTGCGTTATCTTTATACTTTTCCCAATATTTCATTGCGACTTCTTCTGTTTCAGAATCAGTCTTTTGTCCATTTAATTCGTTATATGCATATACAATAATATCTTCCCACTCTGCACCAGAAGGCATTTCTCCACCTTCTTTATAATGAGTGAAGGAGGAACTCTTGTAAGATAATCCTCCTCTTAATTGTATAATTTTGCCGTCAGGACCTTTTAGATATTTTGTGTATTCAGAACCTTCTTTACCAACAGCGAGATCCACTCTTGGTGTTTCACCGACGATTTCAAAGACATCGCCTTTCTTATATCCTAGTTTGTCTAATTCAGAAAAGCCTGAACCTTTATATGTAACCTTATGACCATTGACATAGTCAGGCTTCATAACTGAGGCTTCGGAAATAAATGATTTAAACTTGCGCATGAATTACCTGTATAAATTCTAGTGTACTTTAGTTTATTTATACAGATAAATCTATCGCAATTCTACATCACCGAATACATTTTTGCCTGACTTACGTTTATTTAATCTAAGTCCAATATCGGTCTTGTCAAATACAGGACCGTCATCATAACTCTGTTTCTTTCCCGGCGACTGACCACCTCCAGGACCATCAAGATTTATATTTTGCTGAGCAGATTCCTCAAGCTCATAAATCTTCATCTTGGATCGGTCAATACCGACTAGGAACCTTCGATAATAACTAATGTCTCCCCAACGATTCTTCAATTGTTTAATCATCAATTGATTCATTTCGTCGAGGTATTCTGAACTGACAAGACCAAAGATCGCATCAGCAGTATGAGTGATACCCATAGATTCAGAAGTATTAGTCAAATCAACATCAGAGTTTCCATAAGCATCTCTGTTATATTGAGAAGAAGTTACGATTGCACAATTATATTCCATTGCCAATCCACGAACTTCTTCAGCAATTGATTTTACTAAAGTATAACTATTCGCGGCAGCTGCGCCTCGAACACGAGACGATGAACAAATGTTCAAGTAATCAAGGAAGATAACATCAGGACTGAAGTTCTTTTTGAGTTTCAGTTCATTCAGCAAATGACGGAAGTGTCCGCTATGAGCAGATCCTGTAGGAAATTCTTTGATTACCAACTTACCTGTTGTCTTTGTTTTATATCGAGCCATTCTCTTTTCGTAAACATCTCTTGGTACTTCGACAACTTCATCGAGAGTAATATCCATAATGTTTGCGTCAATACGACGGCCGATTTCTTCAGCAGCCATTTCCATTGTAATATACAGAACATTCTTTCCATACATCAAATGATTTGCTGCCATGTGACATTTCAATAATGACTTACCACCACCTGTTGTTGCCAGGAGGACAGTCATAGACTTACGAGGTATACCACCTTTCGTAATTTTATTGAGGATGTCAATATCAAACGGAATCCTTTCTTCTTTACGATGATAGTGTTCATAACGATCATCAATATCTTCAAGGAAGTCATGACCTACCGATTGGTCAAAGCTGATACCTAACGAATCAGATAACAGCCTTGGGATTTCTCCTTTACCATTTACGGTGTCTTGACCATCAAGAATCAAAATTGATTTACGAATACTATTATATAAATCTTTGTCTTGACAGAACTTTTCAGTTTCATCAAGTAAAAAATCTAATTGTGTATCATTGTCAATTTGTATTTCATTAACAAAAGAGTGGACACCTTGATAAGTGTCCTCAGTTAGATCCTTACGATGGTCAACAGCGATCCTAAGCGCCTCAATAGATGGCGGCTCCTTGTACTTTTCAAGGTACTCGGAAGCCGTATCAAATACTTTACGAAGAACGGTATCATCAAAGTAATCGGATTTCAGATAAGGATATACCTTTCGGCAATAGTCCTCATTCAGTATCAGATTCGATAAGATCGTCTTCTCGAGCATCCTGTTCCTCCACCATTGTTAGCTTGTATCTTTTCTCAATAAAGGCATTGAACTTTTCGTTCTGAACTAATTGTTCAAAGAACGCATCGTCAGTTTCAATATCTTTACCTCTACGCTTAGGTTCAATAATTTCACCAGTCTCAAGGTCAGTCAAATTATACCATCCTTGCGTTGCCTTTGTAATCATACCTGCTTCAATCGCAAGGTCCATCAATGAACTCCACTTTTGAATACCTGAATCATACAATACTTTAAACGGCAGCTTTGCCTTTTCTTTAACATATCTTGACTTTTCAATATTGATAGTAAACTTGAAACCTGCCAAGTCAGTACCTTCTTTTTCCTGAGCCTTAGAAATAATAAAGATTTGGTTTGCCGAATAATAGATACCAGTACCACCTGAAATAATATTCTTTGGGAACAGGCCAATCTCTTTATAAGTATGGTTAACTGCGATACAAGGAATATCTTTGGTAGTCAGCTTTGGTGTAATAATACGGAACAGTGATTTAAGTGCTTTTGCTCTTGACATATCAGCAACTGATTTTTCAGACATTGCATCTTCGACTTCTTTCTTCGAAGCCAAGTTACCGATAGAGTCAATCATCAAGAATACATTATCACCTTTACCTACTTCATCCAATCTTTTTACAATATCAAACTTTAATTGCTCAACATCTTCAATCGGAATATGAATAACGCGGTTAGTGTCAATATCAAACGATTCCAAATACTCAGGTGTAATACCATATTCAGAATCATATAACAAAGCAACACCTTTTGGATATTTCTTTAGGTAAGCCTTCATGCAGTACAAACCAAGTAACGTTTTGAAACTTTTTGATTCGCCTGCCACAACAGTAAGACCAGGAATAAGACCACCTTTCAACGAACCACTGAATGCAATATTTACAATAGGTAGTTCAGTTTGGATTGGATCTTTGTCCTGGAAGAATGCAGAGTCAGATAGAACAGCGGACTGTTTTATCGAACCTGCTTTTAACATTTTATCGAGTAAACTCATAATTATTCTCCACTTAAAATAGAATATAATTTATCAGCAAACGCATCAAGTTTCTCATATCGGTTTGGCCAATATATGTAATCCTTTTCTGGGTTAGCCTTTAAATTATTTAAAAGCGGTACAACCGCATCATATATCAATTGAGCCTTAGCAGCATTAGATTCAGCAGTTGCAGAAGTGGTTTCAGCCACCTGCTTTGCTTCTCTAACAACTTCAAGTTCATCAGCATCAACAGCAGTAAAACCAAAATCAAAATCAAGTATTGTGGTTTCTTTTTCTATAGACATATAATCTCCTTAAAAAAGGAGGGTACCGAAATACCCTCCATGCCGTTTTTAACTACGTGCCAATTCCTTAAAGATACTAAGGTCATCATCATCGTCACTAACAGTTGAGCCTACGTCAGGTTCTGCTGTTGCCATTGCTGGTTCAGCTGCTGCCGTATCGTTAGATAAATCGGACAAATCCAATTCATCAGCTGTTTCAGTAACCGGTGCAGAAGCAGTCGGTTCATCATTTTGTAAATCAAGAACACGATAGAGTTTAGTTTTCAACTCGGCGTATGATTTGAAGTTCTTTTCGGAAACAATTTCTTCGAGAGAATGTTGTTCACCCCAAATTCTTTCCAACTCAGCATCGTCATCAGACAATGGACCAGCTGGGTCGAACTCAGACTTATCATAGTTAGGATAACCTTCAAACTGTCTGATTTTGAGACGGAAGTTTGCTCCTTCCCAAAGGTCAAACGGATTTACTGGATCCTCATCTTCAAAAGTTGGATTCATTAAGTCATTCAACTTATCAAAGATTTTCTTACCGAATTGATAAAGGAATACTTTACCTTCGTTCTCAGGATTGCCTGAATCTTTAACAACATAGATGTTAGCAGTATACTTCAGTCTACGCTTCTGTTTACGTGCTTGCTCTTTGTCAGATTCAACACCACTGTTCCAAAGCTTTGAATTAAACTCTGATACAGGATCATCCTGATTTAATGTGGTGAGAGAGTTTTCGATATACCATAAACCTGTAGGTCCTTGGAATCCATGATCCCACAACCTTACGAAAGGCATTTCTTCACCTTGAGGAGCAGGTAAGAAACGGATTACTGCGAATCCATTACCGGCTTTATCTCTTGTAGGTTTCCAGAATTTCCCAGCGTTTGGGTCTTGGTATGATTTTGAAGAGATCTTCTCAAGCTGAGAGTTCAACTTGTCAAGAGTCTTCGAGCGATTCTTCTTCAGAGAAGAGAAGTCAGTTAGTGCCATAATTTTCTCCTTATGTATAGCGTTATATAGCGTCGTATTTAAATATCAAACCGTTCCTTGACCATTGTCTTGAAACGATTTGGCTCATAATCCAAAAAGGGTTTATACTTTTTAGATTTGTTTATTATATCAAAAGATACGTGTTTGTCAACTACTTTTTCACTCCAGTATGAAAATATATTCGCCATGAAAGCTAAAATAGTAAACGTCTCAAGACTAATCTTCTTTTGTAATAACAATGTCATCACAAGAGGATGTTGTCCATCTCTCGATATAAAGTTTCGCTTGTATTCATCATCAAGATGAGCAAGCTCGGATTTGAAAACATATCCTAAGGATTCTATTTTCTTCCTCCAATTCGTGTATCTGGCTTCGCCTTCGCTGTCAAGCAAATCACGTACCCAGATGTTTTTATTTATTAATAAATTACTCAAAATCAGCCCTTCAGGGTCATCTTTTTTAGCTAATTTTGCGAAGGAATATGCGTCGTTTCGAGACATAAAGGTTTCGTAATTTGCACGCACTTTCCCATTATATTTAAAGTAATCATAATTGTCCGTCGTAAAGTGTTTCTTTAATGCCAGAAATTTTACGTAAGCGTTAAACGAATCATCACTTGCTAAAGTCTGTGATATCTTGTTCATCTTCTTTCTTCACCATTTTCAAACCAACTGCTTCAGTCCGTATCTTTTCCTTTAGTATAGAACTCTTTTTAACTATCTGTGCAATCGTTTCAATTTCAATACCATTCTTATCTGCGAAATGGCAAAGAGCGTCAATATATGGAACGCCTCTTGAAATATGTTTGCTTATCTCATGGTGTATTTTATCTGGTGTCAATGCAACAACGGACATATCAGTGGTTTCCTTAGAATCTTTTTTTGTCATGTATACCTTGTATTATATACTAGTTTTGGTGATATGTCAATAGTTTATTTTTAAAATGTGTAATAAACCAGTTCAACAGATTTCTCCATTGAACCGGTCTATTATAACAAAGTTTTAACTAGATGTCAAACTATTTATTAAGCAAGCTTGAGGGGGTCAAGCGGCTCACAAAACGTTTGAGGATTGAATGCCTCTGGGACACAAAATTCAACATGATGTTGAACAAGAGGGATACCGTAGATTCCGGTGTTAACCATTGGTTCGTAAAGGTGAGGCCACAGTAATGGACCAGCAAACCCAATCAAGCAAGTTCCAATAAACAAAATACCAACTGTCCAGTTTCGGACTGTCTTAATCATTTTATTGCTCTCCTGCTTCCTCGGGCATAGATACGACATAACCGGCTTCTTCCCATTCTGTCAATGTGCGACATTTGGTTCGAGTTGTATGCGCTAGGCCTACTGTTTGAATTTGTACTCGAGCACAATATAAACCTTCTTCATTCATACGTGCAATATAGTCTCGTTCACCTGCGAATGCAGAGGGTGTAAACATGGCCGTACCTGAAGCGGCAAGACATACGGCTACAACAAACTTATTCATTTAAAGTTTCTCCTATAGGAATAGTGTGGGATAAATTTTGCTTTTTGTTACCGTTGGTAACAGCAATTATATATACCGGAGTTACAGATTTTTTCTCCGAGTTATATTAATTTTTTATTAAAATAAGAGAAACTATTATATTCATAAATGGAATAGTTTGACAAAAGTTCTACACTTCTTCAAATAGTACATTCTCTACATATTGATTCTTACGCTCTTCGGTAATACCCATTGCGAGTATCGAAGAATGAAGCATACGATTCATTTTCTGATTACGACAATATTTGTTCTGTGCTTCTTTTGTATTCAAACAGTCTAATTTCTGATGAACAGGATTACCCATTTCCATACAATAAAAGGTTACTAGGTTCAATGCCATTTGACAAAGTTGGTCTGTTTCTTCACCTTCACGAATTGAACCTGCGCCAACAATATTCTCTGAAAATATTTCTTGCGCCCAATCTGGCATTTCTCTTGCCCTTGTCCATGTTAAGTCTTTAGTTTCTAATTTGAATTTTTCTAAAAAGACATGACCTCGGTCGTGAAGTGGAGAGTAATCGCAAAAGCAACCTGATATCTTGTTAGGGTTGGCAACGATATCTAAACCAAAGATAGGAAGGTCAACATCAAACTCAGGAA